CTACGATCCTATTTCCAAGAACAAGCCGACCGATTCCCAACCCTATACGGCAACGACCACCGAGCCTGGATCAGAGCAGCAATCTGTACAATGCTCACCAATGGCAATGGGTTCGAATGGCGAAATGGGGAATTCGTCAATAGATTCCCAGGCGAACCAGAACATTCTCCGCCCGATATCGCCAAAGATCGATTAGATGAGATCACTGAAATCTTAATCCGCGAAACCAATGATCGCTGCCCCCAAATTTCAGCTGACCACTTGCCAGGAGAATGGTGCGGTCTCTACCACACCCCCGAGAACGTCACCGACGAATGGCTCGAACTAGTCCTATTCGTCTTCAACTACATCTTCAAAGCCAGCCGATACCACTTCTACTTCCACCGCCACGGAATGGACGGACAAGTCGAACCAACCTACATCTACAACCACACATCCGAACGAAAAGTCAAACACCACTTCTGGACCATGTACCAAGGGCTCCGAGAACGTTGTTCTCGCATTCCAGAAATCGAAGAGCCTCAGAATGCCTACTACCCGTTCGACACCAGGGAAGACAGAGAAAAGCAGGCAGAGATAGTGCGACAGATCATGAACGAAATCTTCCAAGAAGAAGTGGGCGAAGACCGATACACGGACCAATCAGAAGTCTAATCCAATTCTCTCCGACAATTCTCACACAAATGATGCCCCTTAATCCAATTACCCTTGGGGACAAACCCAAGGAAATGGACCATCAAACCACCAACAATCATCCCAAAGAATGAAATAAGCAATGGATGGGCTCTGAACACAGAATAAGAACTCAGTATATCGCTGATAGTAGCCTCATCAAGTGCGATATACAGATAAAGATCTATTAGAACAATAGATCCAGCGGTCATAAGAATAAAGGCAGCGACCAAACTACCGAATTTCTTTTTAAGCCTCATAATCAAGTCCCCCAACTTGATTTTATCTTTTACCTAAAGCTTAAACCAACGAGGACGACGAATCCCAGGATTCCAAACACCAAGCTTCTTCTCGTACTCTTCTAAATCCTCAACAACCGTCGACATTGGATCAACGAGATACATCACATCTCGTTCAAGACTCTCCAAAGCCGAAAATTCACCTATAGTAATACCAGCTTTCTTAGCCTTATCCTTTCGACTAAGATCCTGATGTTGTTGATCAAGACCCTGACATTCTTGAGTCCCAGGAGCCGCAAGCATCTTCTGTGAGATACTAGAAACACAACCAAGATAACCAGCAGTAATAGACCTCCCATTGTCATCATCGCCCAAGCCCTCAGACTTAAGCTCAATAGCAAAAGAATTCAAAGCCACATGCAAAGTCGTCAATTCAGCTTGCGACAACTTTACACCGTTAATAATAATTTCAAGATTGTTCATGCGATTTCTTTACAAGAATTTCCAATTTCACAACTTCGACAAGTTGATCACCCTTGATACCACGAATAGTACCAGAATTCAAATTGATCACTGGGAAATACCCAGAATTATACCCACCGTTCGTATACTCCGACTCGAACTTTTTCACAGTTCGATAATACTTACCGTCATACTTGACAGCATCAGCATTCCGAGCCCAAGCATCAGACATAGAACAAACAGAAGCCCCGGTCTGATCAACAATCTTAATACAATTACTCATTTATCAATCCCTCAATAACAAAACCAACCACCACACTTAGAACACTTAACACCACTAAAATTCTGCATATCCATCTCATGTTCACAATCAGGATCAGCACTGTATAATGCACCATCCTTCAAATACTCAACCATCGCAGCCCGAGCCTTAACCTTATTCGCAGCCCGAGTCCGAGCCTTTCGTAGACCATCAGCGGATTCAGCAATTTTAATAAGACAATCATCACAAGCACGGAAAGCTAAACCTCCGCCAGTGATCTCTGTCACCTTCTCGGTCTCACGATTATTACAGAAATTGCAAGAGCCAAGCTTAAGACGATCATCACGTCTAGTATAAATACTACCAAGATCTTGACATTGCCCGTAAACAGTTGGTCGCGTATTCATCAATCGTCCTCAGCCTCTTCCAAATCCACACAAGCATTACAATACAACTCAACCTCATCCTCGTCTGTCATCTCCTCACCACACTCACAACAGCAATGAAGACCACTAATCGGTTCAGCAACCGCACGACGAGTTATCAAAGCCCTCACAGACTTATAAAAAGTATAAGACGCCGGATAAAGAGGACCTGATTCATAGGTGGCAGACTCATACTTAACACCCCACCCTTCAGCACGATAAATCTTCTCAACATCAAGCCAAGAACGATCGAAAATCTCTTTCCTCTCACACTTCAATTTACTCTGAATCAATTCAACCACAGCATCCTGCTCAAAATGTGATGCCTTGCTACTAGGACTCCAATGTTTAACAATTAATTCATTGAAAGACGCAAGCACCTCATCAGGAATCGACTCCCCAGCAATCTTCCCAACCTCACCAGGCTTAATCGGCTTCACCTTACGCATAATCAACTTTCACAATCACCGTCACAACCACCAGGACCCTCGAAATTACCACAATACGTACAAAAATCATCATCCGGCTGAATCGGCTGAAGATCCGAACCATCCGGAACCACAACCAAAGGATCAAGACTAAAAACATACTGTCGAGATGAATTATACGCCAAACGAGAAAACCGCCGTCTCACCCCATCCATCACAATATGATCTTCATCGACCAACTCAATTGCACCACCATCATCCGGCACACAGAAAATCACCCGATCAACATCAAGCATGTTGACAATCTTAAACTTGGCACCAACATCAACCGACAACTCAGCAGGCTGCATCCCAGTCAACCTAACAGGAACCCTCCGAACATACTCACTCGTACGCACCGGATGAATACCATCAGACACTTCACCAAGAACACGAGGCTCCTGAATCACCGGTTTCACCACCTTAAGCGTAACAGGCACTGAATTCCGTATCATATCAAGTGCAAGAAGAGTCTTCGGAACAGACAAAATACGACTCTCACCCAATTTGGGCTTCTCACTACGGACACCCCGCAACAAATCGACAACAACATCAAGCTCATAAGACTCTTCAAAAGTGCAATTGTCCATCCTTAGAGCAAAACCATTCTGAGTAACCCAACCCTCACGACCAGATGGATCAGATAAGCCAATGGGAGCCCCCCACTTAACAATCTCCCAATTAGGTAAAGCATCAGACTTCCAAGAACACAACACTAAGTAAGATCGGCCATCTTTAATCATTTTACATCAATCCAAAGGACAAGGCAAACTACAAAGAACATCCCGAACCTCAGTCCGAAACTCACTATCCACAACACGCCCAGTCAACTCCCCAATCCGACACAAAGCCCCCTCATACAATTCAGGCGACAAAGCACCCACCCCACCAAGAACAGAAACAACCGCAGCCCGAAGACCCACAAAACCACCAAGCTCCTCATTAAGAGCCTCGTAAACACCCGGAGGATTATGAGCAGTTTCATCAACCACTGGCCAGACTCTAACCCGAGTGCCGCGAACCTCATTCTCACTTATAAAGGGAGAACTCTCCTCAGTCGAGTCTTTATGTTTCATAGCTTCACATTAATGCGTAAGTGTCGATCTTTTAAACACTGATAGAATTATACGGTAGTTTTCTGGACAAAGAATTGCTCGCAACAGCTTGATTATACGCTTTTACGCCGTTCTTAATCTTGCCTGCTAAATCATCCATATCAAACTCGAACAATTCGACAGCCCCACACCCAGCATCTTTATTAACAGTTGAAAAAATAGGCCAACCCATGAGTAAATGGGCCGTCATCGCACCACACCAACCATGAAAATCATTATCAAGACATAACTTAATATTAGAGAATTTACGAGCAAGACAAGCTAACTGAAAAGGAGAAGGTAAAGCACTACCAATAGCCACAGCATTAAACCCCGCAGAACGTAACGCCACAGCATCAAAAACACCTTCTACCACATAGATCTCATCAGTAGCAAGATAATCATCAAAACCAAAAGAAACAACCCATAATTCGAAAAAGTGAATTTAGCGACTGCTACCCATTCAAGATCAGTCGAAACGTTTCTAACACCAATCCCAACCAAACGACCATCACGATAGTCACAAAACGCTGGACCATCGATAACTCTGTAGCCATAACGGTCCAAAATATGGTCCCCAGGATACAAAAACAAGTCAAAAAGATCCTGCTCAGACAACAAATCAAAATCAATCCCGCAAAAATCATCAACAGGACAACCACGAGCCTCTAACCACTTACCATGACGACATGGAACCAAAGCTGACTCTAATCTTTCCAGAAGTTCTGGAGTTTGTAGATTACGTGTGTTGTGGTTTAGTGCTAGAATTGGCTCGGGATTAGCTACGCCAAAATCGATCTTGTCGAAAGTTGTAGCAATATTAGCACAAAGAAGATAATCGAAATCGTATAATGATAAATCGACTGTTTGGCACAAAATGTTAGAGATCATCCGAATATTGCTGATAAGGCTTTTTCAAGTTTAGATTCAAAAGGCTGATGCATCTTAGCATTATTATATTTAGCATCATTGTCTCGATCCTTTCTCCTCTTCAGATCCTCCTTCCTCTTCTGATCCCTTTCCATCGCCTCCTGATCAGCTTGTATTTCCATTTGACGCATCTCCGAATTTATCTCAAAAGCCTTCCTCTTAATACTAGAGGGCACACTAATACCAATTTTTTCTAAAGCTTGGATGCCATTAGCAGCCATTTTACCTTCAGCCTCCGCATAAGCACCATGGTAAATATCGCTATTGGTCAAAGCATCAAATAATCCACGCTTCGTATCATACCCAACCTTCTCAAGATACTTCTTCATCATTTCCAACGAAGTATCTTTTGCCATATACTGAACGCCATAGATCACGACCTTCATAAGCTTATTTGTCAATTCTCCGTCGACATCATAATCATTACGAGCCAGGATTTTCAATAAACGTGTAGAAGGAATCAAATTGATCCAATCTTTCTCAGGCATGTCGATTATTTCATCATCAGAAATATGAGCTAAAGGATCAGACCCACCAACCTCACCCATAGCCATCTTAGCAATAGCCCCCACAGGACCACCACCAGTAGCAATCGATCCACCAATTTGACCCATCTTTTTCAAAAAACTACGGCGATCGGCCTCGGATATTAAACCAAGAGCACAATCGATGCGATATTCAAGAATAGTATACATCAAGAACCTATTTCAAAAACGTGACACTTGGTCTATAAGAATATTTTTGTTTCAATAATCGGCAACACCGACTTGGCTAATATCCGTCGAATGAAGATGTTGTGCCAATTTTTCTTTAGCCTTATCAATTATATTCTTCACAGCCACACCAGACACACCCCCAAGCTCCTGTCCAATCTGTTTAAAAGCCATACCAGATATCACACCACCATCAGCTTTCGGACCAGTATAAGGAGTAGATCGATACTTGGGATTATTACCAACACCACCCAACGACAACTTCAAAGCCTTAGCCTCACGAGGAGTCAACAAAGAATTATCAATCTTAATCTTCTGCCCATTACGAATGTAAAAACCACGTCTAACTTCAAGAGACTGAGGTTGACGATCCATAGTAAACTGATCAATAATATCAAACAATCTAGCAGGAGACTGATTAAGAAAATCCTCATTAGAACCAGGCTCAAATTGAGCCCCTGGAAAGTCACCTCTAGTCGTATCACCATGACCTTTAACAGACTTATTGTGCTTATCCATCAAACGAACTATACGAAGTCGAATAAGTCTCCAAAAATAAGCAACATTATGCCCAAAATCTTTTTTCGCCCTTAAGAAATACTCAGCAGTATCCTGAATCGCAGATTCCAAATCGACCGACTCAATAGCATAATCACCATAAGCCAACTTCATCCTTCTCTCGATCATATCCTTACGATCAATGAAATAAGTATAAAATACCCCAAAATCATTCATATCCCCAGATTTCAAGAACTTGTTATATGCCTCATTTGCATCATTACTGCTCACCGCTTCTAGAATAAGCCCCTCAGTCAACAATTTGATACGGAGTGCCACAAAAGAAGAGTGAATCGACGACAATTTCATGACGAGCCTCAATAGAAAAATGTTCCAATTATATTTGGCTCTCAACACCTACAAAAAAGCCTGACCATTTCTGACCGAGGATACCCAACGACTTTATTTTAAAACCCACCAATCATTCTTTTTAACCGCAACATCACGAAACTTCTTATCATACAAAGCTTTAAGATACTTCATGTTAGGCTTCTCTCCGACACTTCGCCAAAATCGACCTAATTTCCTAGCAGTCGGAAATCTAATAACCCCCAACCCTTTCTGATCGGCATACCTTCTGATCATTTGGATCAACTCATCTTGCCAATTGCTAAAAGAAGAAAGAATCCTCCTGTTAATATCAGATTGTTCGGCCAACGCACCACGAATAAGATCAGACTGAATCTCAATAACAACCAAAGTCTCATAACCTTCAAATTCGAAACCAGCCGCCCAACCAATCGCCTTAGAACCAAGCTTATGCTCCGGCTTAGTCAACTTATCATAAACATCACGACCAAACTCATCATCAGCATCATGCAACTCAATCATAAAAGGCTCACCGTCGTACTTCTGAGCCTCCAAGTGAAGCCCATGTTTCGCATCACTATACCAAGGAGCAAAATCATCAGAATATTTAACACCGTAACGCCCAGACACCTCATCGAATTTGGGCAACAAAGCATCTACAACAGCTTGTACAAATGGTCTATCAGAAGAAGCAGCAACCTTTTGAATTGTTTCTTTATCAGCATTAACCAATTGATTAATCAAAGTACGATAATCAAGAGATTCAACACTTTCGGTGATACTCCCACTCATGAAATCCTTTTCTGATGAGTCTGCTTCCTGATCCCACCTAGAATCAACACCACTATCATAAGCATCCTCTAGATCACCAGTTTCAACATTCATACCAACCTTAAACGTCGCACGACCCCTATCAAGCTCCCAACCATAATAAAGATACTCCTCCAGATCGAAATATTCATTAACAAAATCAACAATATCACCAACAACACTAGCCAAATCACCACCAACTTTTACACCCCGTTTACTAAGCCCCTCCCACTTAGAACCAGCATCTATAAAAGGTATCATCAAAGGCTCACCATCCTCAACATCCGCAAGATAATCATCAATATCTTCAACAGGCTCAGCATAATTATTCAACTTGGTATAATCATTCCATATCTGAACCACCATCTTAGCAGCCTTAATAACCGACTCAGTGTCATCTGATTCACCCGACTCACCAATAACATCATCAAAGCTGCTGCCCGACTGCAAATTAATCTCAAGCTTGCGTTTCGCAGAAGCAAGCAACGTCCTAACCATAGGATCATTGACACCCAAAGCACGACTAATCTCAGATAAATTGCTACCAGACAGCTCCCCAACATCATCATTGTTATAAGGATTACTCCTATAAGCCTGATTCCTCGTCGGCCCACCCAAAAACAACTTCAAAGCCTTAGCCTCACTAGGGCTCAAAAAATCATTATCAATCTCCACACCATCCCTATAAACCCCACGATTACGCTCCATACGACTAGGATCACGAGGCAAAGTAATCTTATCAATCAAATCAAACAATCTAGCAGGAGACTTACCCAACAAATCATGAACAGAATCAACATTATGATAAGCTGGACCATGATCCGACTCACTGATAAAAGAAAGTTTCATAATAAACTCCACACAAATTGACCAAACCCACTATATTTGTCTCTCCACACCCACAAAAAGAGCCCGACGAATCTCTTCACCGGGCTCTTCGTTATTCAATGAAAGAAAATCAGCTAAGTTCCTACCTCATCGCACAATTTATCAACGATCACTTGACCAAAAGCCTTATTACTCACACCCTCACCAGAAGGCAAAGAATTTACAACTCTCTTACAACGCTCCCGAGCAAAAGATTCAAAGAAACCAAGGATCGACTCATTCGAATGATGCCGCTTCGCAAGATTTACCTTTCAAACAAAACAAAAAATTCTTTAGAACTTTTAGAACGGCTCGGAATAATCAATTGGTGCGGTACTCCGCCTAATTTCATTAGATATTCGGCCATCCGTTCATCCGTGTGAAACAACACTTTCTCAGATTGATTCAATGATTTCTCTGTCAATGGTTTCAAAAAACCATCACACCAATCATCGAACTTTCCATATTCAGTGCCGTCTAAATAGTCTTCCTTATTATAAAACGGCGGACTAGTCAAAACAAAATCACTCTTTTGCCAAGCTGCTTCTTGCCATGGCAATTTTTGTAGATCGGCAAAATTGTCTAATTTGTCATTTAAATATTCAAGGCCAGAAAAAGAAATACCTGGATCACAGGCTGAATATGGAATATTCAAATAATAAGCAGCTAACAATCTATTCCCCCACCCTGCACATGGGTCAAACCATGAACCTGACAATTTAAAGTGTCTAACTGCTCTGATAATGGTACCAGCACTCAACAAGCTCGCCCTACAAAAACCAACAAATTTCATCTCTCTAACAAGACGTTCAGGATTCAAAGATCCTCTTTCTAAGAAAGCCTGCACGCCTCTCCTAACCCTGCCCGGTTTGGTTCTAAAATCCGCTATTGGCGTCGAATTCCCAAGTTTAATCCAATTGATCCAAGGTTGGCAATGTTCAAACAATGCATTATCAGGATTGTTAGAAGCGATTTTCAACTCGTCATCTATAATAGCATCTAGAGAATCAATTGTCTTTTCTAACAATGGTGTGAACGAATCTCTCTTAGTCTTCCACCCAGTTCTCAAGAGACATTCTGTAAATTGATCAACTATAGAAAGACGATCGACACCACGAGGGATATAAAAATCATGAATCGTTTTCATAAAAAATGGATACATATCATTCAAAATGTCAAATCGGACCTTTTTCCTATCAAGGAACAATTCTTCAACATCTTGATAGATATACTCTCCTAAAGATCTGACATTGGACTTATTGCTGAACAACAATGTAAAAATAGTAGTTCGTTCTTTAACTTTCCATGTAGCAATTGGAAGTCTAGACCCAATTGCTCGCAGGTGGTTTTCGAATTTACAAACAATCGATGCCGTCCAATGCATTTTATGGCCTTTAAGACCACTCTTTAATCTAATACGTTGATAAGATATACTACCATCACCGTCAAAATATCCACGAACGAAATGATGGAATAAGTAATCCGGGATACTGTCAAGTATTACTTGACTTGTTCCATCTTTCCAATCGTCAAATCCTTTATCTCTAAGATCCTTTCCCATCTTTTTTGATTGAAAATTAAACATTGCTTTGGGGTGACGTCGTGGACTTGACCACAAGTTAGGATCATCACATCCTACAAATGATGCAAATCGTTTGAGTAAAATATCATCATACTTTGCTAATGATATTTGTATCCCAGACTTTGACGATAAATGTCCATCAGCTAATAAGAACCCAACCCAATAAGCTTTTTCTGGAGTGTCGATACACTCAAACACATTTTCATTAAGAACATAGGTACGTATACCTGGATGAATAATAGTGACTTCGTGGCTCTTAAGAATTCTTCTGATGGTACGATAGTCAACTTTCAATTCAATCGATATTGAACGAGCCGACTCGCCGTTTTTATATCTTTCGACCACCGCCGTTTCATCAAGCTCTTTTTTCTGCTTAGTGATCAAATGACCAAGGCCAAGCTTTTTGATTCTGTTGGTGACGGTTGTTGTACTAACACCATATTCACGACCTATTTGGCCAGATGTTTTTGATACAAGTTCTAATATTAATTGATCGATTGTTAAATTGAATTTTGCCATGTTTTTCCATCATGCGATTATTGTTTCTAAATATAACACATATCAAATTATGTTTGAGCGATTTGATATGTGTTATATTTAGAACAAGAAACATAACATTAGATGAATATGGCATATATAAAAAGAAAGCCCGGCGTTAACCGGGCTTTCTCGTATCGTTTTCGTTTTAACGGGTTAATCTCGTTTAGAGATTTGTCACGTTAAGGGGAGCATAGAAGAGACCACCATCTTCCAAAAGCTTCTTGCCATACCTAGTCATCACTCCCTTCGATGGGACGAAGGAATCTGGATTCATGACGGTCGGAGTGGAGAGAAGTGGTACATATGGTGCGTAGATGTACCCCGTGTCGAGAGCCGTTGGTCCCTTGAATCCCATGAGGATTTTACAGTTGGGGAACAATGGGTCTTTGTACAGCTTCATGCGGCTTTGGAGTTGTCCGACGTTGAGGATTCCGAGGTTTACGCCTTCGGTGGCGAATGCGTCGGATGCTCGGAAGTCGTTCAGTTGCTCGAACTTGCTGCTCAAGTCAGCTGAGGTGACCATCCAGTTGGCTGGTCCACGTAGTGTGGTTCGGTGGATGATGTTACTCATCTCAAGAACCTTGTACATGAGGGCCAAGTTTCGGTCGCTGAAGTTGACGGAGGCACCGGCTGCGGTTGCGAAGTTGTGGGTCGATCGGATTGCTGCAGCGACCAGGAGGTCGTTGAGGATTTCGCGGTCGACTTCGGCAACTACTTCGTCAGCCATGAGGTTGAGGAGGGTGTCTTCGGCGTCCATGTCGTAGACTGCCTTCATGTCTTGAGCTGCTTCAAGGGACCAGCTGGTCTTCAATCGGCGAGTTGTGGCAGCAACTGAGTCGCTGTCGATGCTCAAGGTTACTTCTGGCTGAAGTGGGTTGGCTTCGAGGTCGTACTCGTAGTTAACGCGGGCTACTGCGTCGACTGGAAATGATCCAGAGGATAGAGTAACGGTGACTTGGCCACTGGTGTGGTCGAAGACGGTTGCGTTTGGAGTGATGAGGTCGACTGCGATTGCGGTGGTGAAGTCGGTGCAGTCACCGATTGCAACACCGTCTGGGTCGCCGTTGCTGTCGAAGGTGATTCGCAAGCATGGTACGGCGTCGTCGCATTGTGGGTTGGCGTCTGCAGCGTTGCTGAAGACTTCGACCATTACTGAGCCTGCGAGAACTGGACGGTGTGCCAGGGTTCCGCTTACTACTGTGCTGCCACCGCCGATGGTGAGGTCTTCACCTCGAACTTCCTGGCTGGAGTAGTATGGGTCGATCGCCCAGCCGTTGTAGCGGCTGAAGGATTGTGATGTGTTCTGACGCATGATTTGGGTGCCAGCTTGTGTTTGGCCCTTGGTCAGTGCGTAGCGGTATCGGATGTAGAAGATCAACGAGGCTGGTTGGCTCATTGGCTGTACGCCGACCAAGTTGTCGCTGATGAGCTTGGCGTAGCTCTTGCGGATCATTGGGAGGGCGAAGCGGGTGAAGTCGGCCAGGTTGTTGGTTGTGGTTACATCTTCAGTGATGAGTCCGAAACCGTTGCCGTTGCCTCGGCCTTCCATGATCTTGTACTGGTTGTCCAGTACGCGAGCGAAGGTTGGGAGGCGGTGCTTTGGAATCTCGGGGCACTTTTTGATGACCGAAGCCCACTTTTTAACGAGGCTGTGGCTTTCTTCGGTGATGACGCGGTAGTCTTTGTGTTCTGCTGGGTTTGGTGTGGCTAACATTATTGTTACCTCTAAGAGTCAGTTTGTTTAGGTTTTGGTTTCGTGTGTTGAGATAACTGGGTTATCTCATTCGAGCGGCAATTGCGTCGATTGGGTTCGTTGTTGTGTTGTTAGTTTTGGGTGCTAGTGCACTTTCGGTAACGACTTGTTCTGTAACTGCTCGTTTGCGGGCAGGTACTACGATTCCTGGTTCGGTCGCGGTTGCCTTGGTGTCCTTTCCTTCTTGAATCAGTTTTCCACCTTGGAGATTTTTGTTCTCCTTGATGAGTTTTTGATTCTTCTCCATGACGCTCTCTGCGATGCGTGCTGAACGCTCAGCTTGGGCTTTGGTGGCTTGTAGCTGTTTGCCCAGACGACCTAGTTGATTTTTAGCATCTGCGAGCTGTGCTGTGAGTTGGCTGTTTGGCTTGCCGTTCAAGTTGATTCCCTCTAGGAGGGCGTAGACTTTGGTTAGTTTGGCTTTTGCCTCAGTTTCACCTGCAGCGGATTTTCGCATCAATTGCTGTTCAATCGTCTGACTCTTGCTTTCGCAGAACAATTGGACTCGGCGTGCCAAGTCTGTCTTGTACGATTCGACTTCTTCGAGAACTACGGTTTTAGCTGCCTTGACTTTCGCGGCCAGCTCTTGCTGAGATTCGGCTACCACGGTAGCTTTATACTCTTCCATCGACTCAACGATTTGGGTGGCGAGTTCTTTCGAAACGCCTGATTTGGCGAGCAAGGATTTGATTTTGTCAAGGGCCATCTGGATAACTCCCGGATTGTCTTCTGATAATAGTGTTTGCTTAAGATTACTTATGTAATTTTCAATCAAGGTCGAAGAATCGATTGATTTCTTTGACGAGGATTCGTTCGTATGCTTGACGTCCAATTTGTTTGACCAATTTGGGCGATTGCCGTGTGATTGGTTTCAATTTGTATTCCAAGCTTTCTGCAATTTGTAGAATTGCGTCTGATACACTTGGTTTTGCTACCACGTCCCAGGTGATGAAGCGGAATCCTTCGTTCACTAGGATGATGGGAGTGCCTTCAACTGTGGTTTCGGAGAGTTGTCCTGCTCCACGTGAGCTGATTCCGACTTTTACATCGTGCTCAAGTAGGCCGCGTAGTGCGGCTCCGTGTGGAGTACGGTGTAGGATTTCGGCGGTGCCGTAGACTTCTTTGCCGTCTACCCAGATGTTGGTCATTAGGTGGCTGACGCGATCAAGGTTGACTTTTAGGGAGTCTGGGTGATCGAATTCGCCCATTACGGTTCGGCTGAAGATGTCTTCTTTGATTTGTTCTACGGCTGGAGTGAGGATGGTGTCCATGTCGTAGTAGCGGGTGTTTTCGTTTACTGCGTTGCCACGTTGCAGTAGGGATTCGATACGTAGAGCTTTTTCTTCTCTACCATCGATTCCTTCGACGATTACGTTTTCTTTTTTGATTACCCGCATTGATGTGGTATCGCGGATAATGGTACACCCAGACGGGATTTTTCCGGTCTGGGCGATTGTGTTACGATTGAACGCGACCATTAGTATTGTCTCTCCGCAGCCCAGGAGCCAAGATCGTCGTCCATTTCAGCAGCTAGTGCTCGGACAACATCTTGACCTAGTGGGATTTCTTTTTTGGTTCCGTCTGGTAAATCCAATTTAACTTTGGCACCAGTAATTCGGGCAGATCGATCATCGAATGGTGCTTCGGCTTGATCGATTGGTCCGCTCATGTCACCACGGAAAGATTCGCCTTCGTAGTCGATGTCGAGTCCGATTGCGAATATCAATTGATCAGAGTCGATTTGGCCTTTGGCGACTTGGTTGGTTATACCCAATTTAGCTGCGAGTTGTTGGATAACAGCAGGAGCTGGTTGATCGACCATTGATTGAACTGGACCATCTCCTACATACCATGCATTTTGATACCAATAAAGTCCGAGTTCGGCGTCATAAGATTCTTGTGTGTAATCGTATGGGCCTTCTTCGATTGGTTCGTCTTTTTTGCCTTTTTTATCGGCGATTTTCTTGTCGATGAAGTCCGGGCGTCCGTTTCCGTCTTTATCCTTTGATTCTTTTAGGAAGGCTGGTTTGTCGTCGGAATCGTCCGATTCTTCGGAATCTTCTTCTTCTCCAGCATCATCTTCCTCATCTTCTCCCGATTCTTCTTCGTCATCGGAGTCGTCATCGTCTCCATCTTCTGAATCGTCGTCTCCGTCGTCGGAGTCATCGGAGTCTTTTTTGAATTGCGGTGGGACAGGAGACCCCGAATCAGAGCCGCTTCCGTCATCGCCACCGTCTGAGTCTTCATCGTCCTCGGAGCCTTCGTCGTCTCCATCATCATCTGATCTATCATCATCTGATCCTTCGAAGTTGTCGTCTGCATCTTCATCATCTCCTGAAGTTTCTTCACCAGTTGGTACAAGTGTTCCATCAGGTCGAGCTGCAACGTTGACTTCTTCGCCAGTTTCAGTGTGGACCATTTTCAATTCGTACATGTCATCCATTCCGTAATCATCTTCATCCCCAGGGGCTGAATAAACGGAAAGCATGTCATCATCGTCATCGGTTTGATCAATAGCATCATCCAAATCATCATCTTCAAGCTCGGTTAGAGGTTGAATTGATTCGACGATTTGACCAACCCACTTATGAAATGGTTTAGCACTAGTATCGGCAAGGTTCAAACTACCCAGTGCACTCTCACAAAGTGGAGTGGGAACTGGGACAGTCACAGAGCCATCAATGGAACGTAATTCCATCTTATCTAGTGCTGAATGACCCAGAATAAACTTGGTGTTTTCGCAAATACCATGGCTTACACCATTTCCAACATTCGACCATTCAACAACAGGATCTTTATTATCACTGTTGTTGATGCCTAATGGGTTTGTGTTTGGGCCGCGAAGTTGTTCTTCTTCGACTTTTTCTTCGTCATCTGATTCTTCATCGGCCTCTTCGCCAAGATTGACGATACGGGCGTGGACGGGATTGCGACCAGATTGCAGTTGATAATTTGGATCGTCTGCGTCTTCTGCAACGGCTTCCATATCAGCTGATTCATAGGCAGCAACAGCTTCTTGCACTACTTGCCATTGTGAAGCTTTCGGATAAGAAATCTTCAGGACCTTCAGTGCTGAACCAGCCGCTTCTTGAATATTGTCTTGGCCAGCTAACACTAAAGAGTGCATTGTGGACAAAACGTCATCAATCAAGCCGCCTTGCTGTAGGAGTTTTTGGCCATAAGTGTTGACCGATTCGCTGATTTTGAAACCGCGTTTTGGGAAAGATGTCGGAGGCATATCGTCCTCAGAACCCGATTTCATCTCATAATGAACGGGGCTTTGGACACTTTCACCGAAAGGGCTTGGTTGAGCGTTTTCGTCCTCGTCTTCTTCGTCGGTGCCATCAAGGTCGAAATCGAAGGTGTCTTCGTCGTCGACTCCGCCAACTGCCAAAGGATCAGTTTGTTGTCCTTCTTCGCCGCCAAGATCGCCCATTCCATCAGCTTCGTCAGTGTCTGCTAAATCGACATCAAGAGCGTCTGGGTCGACGTCGAGGTCATTGCCCATTGCTCCATCGAGGTCTGCTTCGGCACCATCGTCTGGTGTTCCGCTATCGCCACCGATTTGGATAAGTGGACTATTGATGGTAATTGTAGTTCCACCCTTGCCATCATCTTGGACCATGCTGTCGCCAGTAGCATCAGCAGCTTCGTCATCCATATTGGATAGATCGAATTCTTCGTCACCACCGCCACCGATTGCATCGAAGTCATCGAGTGTTTCAGTGTCTTGGAGTTCATCTCCAACAGCTGCTACCACGTCTTCAGCTTCGAATAGAGTCGCTTCATCAACTTGGTCATTCTTAAGGCGACCAATCAATGATTGCATTTTCTCATTGAGGTTGGGATCTTTGGCGATTCCTGGGATGTCATTGGACATCTTCTCAAGAGTAGTGCGAAGCATCAAGATTTTGGTATCGCGACCGCCAGAATCCTCGAACAAGATGTAGAGGAATTTGGATAATGCTGAATCAAAATTCGAGGCATTTTCAAGACGATGGACATTTTCAAGCAGAACAGTTGATCCAGCTTTCTTAGCTGTTTTACGCCATTCTCTAACGATCGTTCCACGATTCAACTTGAGGTTAAGTTGATGGGCCATGACACCAAGATCGCTAGCCAGTTTATCATTGAAAATTGCTTCTGTGGCTAGACAATTAGCGACAACACCAATCATTTGGCCTTCACTCAAAAGAGTGAATTCTTCGTCTTTTTGCAAGGCTCGACCGATGGTCTTTGCGGATTCCTCGTTTTTACCTTCAGCCAAAAGGCTTGCGGATTCGAGCACTGCACGACGGAATTGTTGATTGGCGTGGCCATCGATTGCTACTTGTCGCAGGCTACGTGCCCGTACAGCGTATGGCAATAATGGGTCAATCCGGAGTTTATTACCCGAACCGTTGTAGGCAACGATTTTGCCTTCTTGGATGACTACACCACTTGAGTAGTGGGTCTTGGCTTCTTTGAGGATTTGGCCGATTTCTACAGCGTTGAAAGTGGCGTTTTCATTGACTGGCAGTTCATAGATACTGCCGTCTTTGCAACGGACTCTTTTGCTTTCTGGGATGATTCGGCTTGAGAATCGATGCAAACTCATCCGATTAAAGGCTGAATTTACGGCCTTTTTGTCTTCTGATTCGACGGCTTCGACGAGTAATTTACATGCGTCTGCGAATTCGTCTTGCTTACCTTCGTCGACAATCTCGATCGGGGTAATGTTGCTCAGTTTTGGCGTTGGTTTAGAAGTGTACTTGGCGAGAATGTACTGGTCAGATGTAGCGTCTTCAAATAGTAACTCTGTACCATTTAAAGCCACCAACTTCCAATCGCGGTTTACCTTCTTACCAGCTTTGCGGACACAACCAGCAGCTTCGTTAAGCTGAGTATTGAATCCACTGTTGATAAGACGGATAAACTTTCGCACATCGAGTTGTTGAGGCTTTGTGTAGGCCGACATTGGCGTAAGTATCCTATAAAACAAACGTTAGACAGATGTTAAATGCTGGATTATATTTGTCGAGAAGACGTATTAACCATACACAGCGGCATTCACGTCATCTTGAGTAATTTTACCAGTCGCTTCGTGATGTTCAAGTGCCACGATGGCATTTTCGCGATCAATATCAAGAAGTAACTGCTCACGTTTGATCGTGTGTTCAGCAGCTTCTTGAATAATTTTTTGATCAGGTACTTCACCGAATATTTTTTGAGAAGCTTCATCTGGATCATAATATTCCAACGTATACTTCTCTCGAATCTCGTCGATACCTTCTAAAACCAATTCATCACTTTTCTTATTACTATTTTGTGTTCCGACCGGAACCCCAAGTAATTCATTAGATTCAATAATCGCAGAACAAATTGAATTGTCGCGTTTATTCTTACCCAAAAGAATGAGAGATTGAAGCTGGGATATTTTACCTCTTACAACAGCTTGTTTTTCTAGAATAGCGTTTTGTTGCTCTAATTTTTGGAGCCTATAATCAAGGGATTCACCAAACATTGATTCTTCGTCGTCTTCGCCTCCGCCAACGGCGTCTAACAATGCACCACCGCCCAGATCTCCACCGCCACCTAGATCATCGCCACCTAGATCATCGCCGCCTAAATCATCGCCGCCCAGATCATCGCCGCCCAAATCATCAGCTGCATCTTCACCACCAAACATATCAGCACCGCCGCCACCAAGACCGCCGCCGCCACCAAGACCGCCGCCGCCAAGTTCTGGAGCAGCCTCATCACCCATGTCTGTGTTGCCCTTGAGCATCATTTGTTCAATTTCGTCTGGGCTCAAATCGGTGAAGTGTGATAGAATCCATTCTTTAGGGAACCATCCCAATTCGCGAAGGTCGGCCATAATATTGACACGAGTTTGCCATGTCTCAATTCGATACAATTCTTCCATTGCCGAATTGACCATCATAGTGGTCCAGAAAGAATTCATCTCATCACGAGAGTAACCCTTTAATGCCAAATGCACAAGAGCAATTTTAGTCAGACCAACAGCCATGACTTGTTGAATCCAACCAACATTCTTGGCGAAATCACTACTAGTCTGACTTAATGGTTTCCCATCTTCACCACCGGTCTTGTCACCAATACCAAGTCTGGATGGGGGGATTTTGGTGGGAGCTATCATTTTCTTGAGGAAGTATTCAATATCCTCAATTTGTCCGAGATTGTCAGCACCTTGGAGAGTCTCAATATCAGGCCCTGAACCATCTGGGCGTTTTGGTAGAAAGAAATCGTCTTCTTGGGTCAATGGTGCATATCGTTCATCGAATTGACCATTAGATGGGTTATAGAATCTTTTGTTCTTAAATCCAGCTGCGATTTTACGCAAGTATTCAGGAACCTGAGTGCTGGGAATATTACCAACTGGAATGGTGAATTTCCTCTTTTGGGGGGCACGAGTCAATCGATAGATGACAGCCGCACTTTCCATCAGAATCAGTTGTTTGAAAGCTTTCCGCCCACCTTCGATAACTGACTTACCATAAGGGTGGTATTTGGCTTCAAAATTCGTCAAGCGGAAGTGGACGACTTCCCACGGGTGTAAGAAGTATGATTGATTGAGTTCAGGGTCGGCATAATGGAATGCAACAAGATCACCAGTTGACGTTTCGACTCTGGTAAAGTTGTAGACATCGAGCCTTTTAATACCGATAACGCCGGTTCTGGTCTTGTCGAGGATGATTCGAAATGCACAATCGCCGTACTTGCAGAGATAGCGGACCATTGATCGACATTGGTGATCGATCATCAAAGTCTTGTTGAAGAGATCTTGGACTTCTTTTTTGACTCTGGTACTTTCGCCGTAAACTTGGACGATGTGGCCGGTTTCTGGATTGACTACACATGATTCGTCAGCGTACATGTCTAGGGCGAGAGAGATCTCACCCATTTCATCCATCTTGTCGTAGTCTTTGTATCTCTCACGTCGGAAATAGTTGACTTGAATACTTTGGATAATTGCCGATTGTAGCCCGTTTCGCTCGGGACCGGCACTAGTGAGAGTATCCAGTGAGGGCTGGTCTTGGAGAATGTTTTCATGGCGATATAGACCAGAGCCACTAATATAGGCTCGTAATCTATCGAACGCCAGCCAATTACTAGGCATAATATGATTTTCTCTTTACAACAGCTTGATCGATTGTTTTCCTATCGCCTAACCACAAGTCTCTAGCAAAGCCAGCTACTTGGTCTTCATAAGAGGTAGATTCTTCGCCAGTATCGGGATGGTCGACCGAAACTGGGCCGACTAAACTCGGATCATGTGCCATGATAGTAGCATCGGGTGATTCACCCATGAAACTAATATCCAAATCTCTCTTGAACGGCAATACTTTACTTTTATCTGGATCAGGATTACTTACCAATGCCACTAATCCAAGACCAGCACCTAAACAAAGGTCGTCGTGACAACCGACTTCAGCTCCGGTTTTCCCGGTTGGCCGACCACCACGATCACGATGATTAATATATGTGCATAATTGATCATGCAATCGTGAACTATAAACCTTCACACAACCTGGAGATCCCAACAAGTCAACCATCAACTTATTAAGCCCGATTTTAGTAATGTCAGTTGTGAAGTGTCCATAAGGGTCAAGCTTTGGTTTCATACCAGCTTTATCAGGAATCCGAATTCTTCGCCAGAGATTGGGATAACCATACTCAAGACGAAGTTCATCGATAACTCCATCACCACCGTTATTGCGTTCCACATTAACCATTGCATTATTGTAGAATCGACCTAACATGTCAATATAAGGACAAAGCATCTTAGGGATACATCGCATCATCATTTCTGCGACTTGTTCACCCGTCTCAAGACAAAAAACTTCCAAACCATGAAAGTCATTGCCACGACCAGTCATCGTATCAACACCCAAAGTATAAGTGTAACCTTGGGGAGCATCAGGATGTTGGCGAACCGGCATTTCCCAAAACCAGAGCCCTTGGTTACCCTCAAAATCGAAGTCGAGAACAATTGGTTCTCGCTTGATAGGATGCATATATTGATGAATACCCTTGGCGATTTTAATGGGTTTACGGATCATTCCATCAATAGTATCGAGGTTCACAGGTGGGAGAACTGTCTTACCAGAACTAACAACCCGAGCCAAGATTTCCTGATCGAATTTCCAAGTTTCTCCTTCTTCAGCCAGAGCATTGTATTGCTGTTCTAACCAAGGAGACCAATATGGACCATACTTTTCTCGTTCATCAGCAGTTTGGCACTCACGAATTCCATCACATGGAGCGATTCGAACCTGCTCATTAGTACCCTTGTCTTTGTATTCAATTTCCCAATCCATGTCGTACCAGTTGATCTCAATCAGATTGAAACCATTAGTGCCTTGCTCAGCTCCTTTGAGCATTTTGTAGTACCAGTCACCCATACCGTTTAATGTGCTCACCACGATGACACGTCCACCGTGCTGAAGCGTGTTGTGACTTACAAGGCTGTTGGAAATGTAACAATGTTTCTCGGGGACTTGGATATCGAATGTTTCTCGAATGTCCTCTTCTACTTTGACAATTCGATCGACGAAAAGCTTGTTTTTGACTAGCCAGCTGTTAATATCGCCCACATTGAAACGCAGCAGACCACGAATATCATTATATCGAATGCGACCGTAAGAACCACATCGACTAATCGTTTCATCGGTTGGATTCTCCCTAATTAAAGTATTACATTCTTGTTCAAATAAATGAACTAGCACTGGATGATCTGTGTTGTATGATTGTCCAGATTCAGCACAAAGACGAAGATCATGTCTGGTAGAATAAAAATGATCTAAAAAGACATTGCCCAAATCGGAATCGACTACAATTAATCGATGTTGTTCTGTCGAAGTGGTTGTAACAGAAATTGGAAATCCAAAATCGAACATCAGATTTTGAATATCATTAACCAATTGTTTGCTATCGAAGATAGCACCAATCCTTTTGCCGCTCGCACTTTGAGCGTCGATTATTCCACACAAGACGTGATAATATTGATCACGGCCAAGGGCGAAAATTTCATCACTAATTGAACGTTCATCTAATGGAGTAGTCAATTGAAAACCATACTTCTCGGCAAGTTCGAAAACTTTAGGTGAAGTGATTTTCAGTTGTCTTTTGTTGATAACATAGCCATTGGGTCCGAAGACAGCTTCACAAGCCTCTGCGAATTCTTTAGTTTGCAATTGGCTGTTGAATTTGGTGTGCACGTCTTTACCGACTTTGGTAGCTCTTGGGTATAAGATACCAGCCATGTATAATTCGTGATTGATCTTTTGTTTTGTCGGTAGATCACCAAGCCTGGTAACGATGTATTCACCAGGGGTGACATTGTTGACATATTGCCAAACGTAGTCGCCGTTCGGGCTTATTACTCTGATTCGATGGTTTGGAGTAGCTGTTATTTCTAAGCCTAGTTCTGTCGTGATCTTGCGTACGGGTGCTACGCCGGATAGATAGACTTTATCGGCTGAGAAAATACCTTCGTCTGTTTGGATATCGATATTGATATCTTGCCAACGTTCTTTACCTTTTGGCAATGAACCCATACGGATTAAACCACTGCTGGTTGTCAACAGTGTTTCGGCTACAACACAAGAATATCCTGATGCCCACATACGGTCCATACTCGGTATAAAAGCGGCTTCGTCAATAATATTTAGTGAGGCAGAGTGAGATCGGAGCACTTCTGGACTACTGGTCAATGATTTGATGCTTGATCCGTTGGGGAATACAATTTCGTGCTCATTGCGTTTGGTCGGTTCCCAGAGTTTCTGCATCCATTCTGGGAGGTTATCAAACAAGAAAGTGATGTTACGTCGCAAGAAATTTTTAGCGTCGTCTTCTTTCTTAGAGATAATTAGAATGGTTTGATAAGGGAAGAACATTCCTTGGTGCAAAGCATAAGCACCTGAGATTTGGGAAATTCCACACTGTCGGCATTTTCGGACGATATTAAAACGGTGCGAGTCGAATGAATCTAGGGCTTTGAGCTGATATTTAAATGGAACAAATGGAACGATACCAGCAGATGGGTGTTGGATACTGCAATGTTCAGATAAGAAATAAGCTATAGATTTCTGGCATTTTAATATTTCTTTTTCGAGTTCGCCCATGCGAGTATTCCTAATTTGTCTTGGCTTTCATGCCAGCTTCTAGGATGCTGATCAGTGATGAACTACCGACCGCAGTATTGTTATTATTGGTTATTTGTTTTGTGGGTCCCTTTCGAGCTGACAAGATTTTAGCTTGTGATTCAAGGGCTTTCACGATGGTCATGTTGATACTAGATCTGGTATCAATAGCTTGAATTAATCTCGATATCGTGCCGCCATGAACTACTCTATCCTGGCTTGTGATCAAGTCTTTGATTAATTGGATGGCAGCCGTGGCCTCATTACGATCTTCCTCACAGTTGGATAGAACGAGTTCAGTGAGGGTACGGGCCTTTTCGATGACGAATTCTTCGAATTCGTCTGTAATTTCTTCATCCTCTGGTTGATCGTTTTTGAGGATGCTTTGGCTTATGACTTGTGGACCAGGATTCCGTTCTGGTTCAATCACCAATTCACCGTTCACCTGAGGTGATTCAAGTGTAGAATCTAACTCAGAGAGCATAGCCTCCATTTCTTCAAGAGGATTTTGCATCTCTTTGTTGTTGTTCGGTTGATTTGTCATGTCCGTGTTCACCTCTACCGTGATCTTGAGTGTGGCCGCTTCTCTTGCGTTTTGGAGTGACTCGTCCTGACATTCGTTCACCACCCAGCTTCTGACGGCCCCCGTGAGTTATATGGCCTTTGGTGGCACTTTTCCGGACTCGACGGAGTATTCGTTCTCGCACAGCGTCACCGACATCTTCTAGAAGCATGTTGACATCTTCAAGAGTAGCGGTAGATTCAGCGATTTTGACGAAAACGGGATCAATGTCTGGAGTGAGATTATTCTCTTTACAGGCAATAATATAATCCCGAGGCGTAATTTTTACGCCTTTTTCTTCGAGGATTTCTTGGACTTTTTCGAACGACGGGGCTTGCTTGGTGCAGACGCTGAGGACCCATTCGAACTTGTTCGTTTCAGCCATCTATCTCGTTCCTTGGGGTCAACAAATGAACTGACACGATCTCCCCACGCATAAGGAAAGAACGCACCATCACTAACATATTTTAACTGCATCGTAATTCTTTTGCATTGAAATTCTCTGCATGTAATTCTAACATCACTTGCAGTACGATCAAAGCATGATCCACAGTTTTACGTTCGACTCCAGAGATGGTACACAGTTTCTTCTTGAAATTCTTATCCGGATCAGACTCACTTGAAAGTTCAACCAAAGCATCTACCACAGCACAATACTCAGGATTAAACCACATTTCGGCTTTAGCCTGCATCAAAGCACTGACATATTGTTCATTATTGCCGCTAGAATGCTTGCGATTAATAAACTCAGTATAATTATCGCCATTACGCACATCACGAGTGTCTTTCTTGACATAAGCCAAAATGACAGTACGAGCAACCTGCGACCACATGTTAAAGACTTTAGACATTCCACGATATAGAATGTCATAAGTCCCACCATACAATCCTTGAGAAGGCTCAATGTAAGCGTCAGCTTTAAGCACCGCCCCACAATGTGGGCACTTTGGATGCATTTTCACTAAACGTTCAGGGGGCGTGATCCCAAATTCAAATTGAGCAGGCTCATACAGAATACTAGCATTCGGTCGATCCCAAGAGAAACAACTTCGACAATGAGGTCGGGCTCGATACTTGTAGAGGGTGCGTTCGATTTGCATGTAAGCAACATGCACTAATTCGTTCAACGCACTGGGGTCATGGCCCCTATAGATGTTGTACAATCCTTGCTTGCGAATAAGTTGAATGATCAATTCATTCGCATGTTCCATGATAGAATTTCGATATTCCACACTGGTGGTACCAGTCCAGATGTATCTAGTCAGCTTCCATTCCACTATCTCGTTGATGAAATAGTGTTTCTTTTTGAGTTCCTCCGCGTCCGGTCTTAGGTCTGGCCGGAGGACGGAAGTTTCGGGAAATGAGTGACGGGCCATCTATTGTTGTATATCCAAAATTCACTGCTGAATCGTATTCTGCATCAACAATTGTCTGCAGACGAGCCTTGGCGTGTTCATAAAGGTAATGATTGCAACGGAACAGCACATCATAGACGTAACTGTAACCTCTATTATTTACCCTTAAAGCACGTCCAATCTTCTGCAAGAAGTCCGAACGTAGCTTACCGCCAGCCGCCATGATGAGATTATCAACCCCACCTTTGACGTCAAGCCCTCTATTAACTATTTTCCCTCCAATTAGAACATCTAATTCACCAGCAGCAAAAGAGTCAATAATATCGTTTCTTTCTTGCTTGGCAGTCTTACCGTAAATAAAGGCTGCTTTGAGACCAATAGATTGGGCACGAGCAAGCAAATTCTCACCAAGCGGAATTCTGTCAACAAGAATCATATTTTTCTCGCCAGCATGGTGTTTAACAATCCCAAACACCATATCATGCAACCGCTCATTGTCGACCAAAAACATATTGGTCGCCTCATCAAGAGCAATCTTATTGTGAAGTTCATATATTGGGTCTTCATAAACCAACATA